TGGCTGGAGCCATGCAGTACTGGCAAGTATAGCTATCTCTGGCCAAGATGTAGCGTCTCATCTTGCGCCAAGCTGACCCGTAAACCTTCTCATGCTTACCGCTTGCCATCAATGGTATCCGTGTTTCTGAAAGAATCTCCATGCGTTGCACATAGATCCGTAGCGTCCTTTGATGTATCTGATAGTCCAGTCAATCTGCTTATAGCCATCAAGATTCTTATAGGTTTCATTACGCATCTGGCCTATGCCGTGATGTGATCCGTTGCGAGCCTTCGGATTCCACTGTCGATTTTCTTTGTTTATCAGTTTGTAGAAGCATTGATACTGCTCATCATTAACAATCCTCGAATGTGCATAGAGCTTGAATGAATCGCTTTGTGTAGCTGCTTTAGCTTCTGTTGATGTAGTTACTGTCAAGATTACGATTGACATAGGAATAGCCAATAAGTTTTTATTCTTTATTTTTATATTTATTTTCTTTTTATTTATCTTTATTTTCAAGATATTATCTTTCAAGTATAGCGATGCACACTGACATTCTGTCAAGGATTGACATCGGTGTGTTGCATCGTCAACAGTTGCCTGTGGATAAGTATGTGGATAACTGTTCATAGGTTGAACCTTACGATCATGGACGGGAATGGAGCTGAGACCAGGCTCCCGCCGAACTTAAGCCGACCTTTAATGAACTCGACGTCATTAGGTAGGCAATCTTCGTGGAACCAACGCGTATCTGTCCTAGATGGCAATAGCATAACTACTGACCCCCCCCCGGCAGCGTGCCTTTGTGCAGCTTTAGTCCATTGAGCAATCACTCGACCATAAGGCGGATTGATCCACACTGTCCGACCATTCCATGATGTTGTAAGCCCATCGCGTCGCTTTGGATTTTCATGATCTAATCCGTACCAGTCCAGACATAGATGATTGGCCTGACTAGCTGCTGCATCAACGTCAAAGTCGTGCATCTGATTAAGCTTGTTCCAGAGCTCTATGGGAGTCGCCCAATCGTCAGTCTGACTTGGTGGCATGTACGCGTTACTCAAGGCCAGCCACCAGCCCATCATCAACTAACTTGACCGAGAATGTGCCACAACCAGAGCATTGAGCGAACCATTCGTGCATCGTCAATTCGGCTCCCTTTGTGATTAAGTGCTCTTTACGCCCATCACCATAAAGCTTCTTGCATATTGAGCAATCAAATCGCAGCAGTGGCATATTCGCTCCTTGCTAGATTCTCGATTGGGTTCAAATTGCCTTGATCTACCCACCATGAATCTTGACGTGGATTCTTAAACCGCTTGCGTTTAGCGAATGACACTGGAAGCCAGCCCACGATGTAGTAGACCGGCGACTTGCCGACCACTAAGACGGCCACATCGCTCTCACGATCATTAGGCGAAATGATGAGATTGCCTCCTTGATATGACGTCCACTTGACTTCAATGCCTTTGCCTACATCAGACCGGCTCTTTCCCTTGTTGTCATTGATGTCGTAGTCAAGTCCGAAGTATCTGGCCACACATAACTCAGCAGCTAGTGATTCGGCATATTCGACCACGCGTTCATGATTGTTGAGCTTGTTGTAATACTGAATGACGCCGAGAATGGCTTCTTGAGCAAAGACGACGTCACTAGCGCGTTTATGTATAGCCCACTCATCGGCGGGCGTTACTGTCATTTTCTGCATTTGCCACAGAACCAAAGAATTGGCTCACCAGAGACATCGCGTTGATAGCCCGCACGATCTAGAATCTCAATGCGCTGACAATGGTCGCAAGTTTCACACTTAAACTCTGCAACAATTTTGCCATCAATAAGAGTCCGACCAATCATCGTATCGACGTCAATCATTTCAGTGACGCGGCTCATTCTGTTGCCATCACAATCATCACAACAAGGAGAACGCACTCGAATAATACAAGAATCTGGACAAGCCGCTTTTTTGTCATACTTGAGGCCTCCACTGTCCATCAGATCCGAGCATGTACCACGCTGGCGCACACTGTTTCGCCTTGACTCTTTCGACGCACATATAACCGCCCCAACCTTTCCCAGTCTTCGCCGATGTGCCTTCTTTCCAAATCATGTGACCATGAGCGCACAATGGCGCAGCAGCTAATTGAACGCCGCCTAGTGTTTCTTTAATGGTGTCGATTGCCACGCCTAGCGTTGGAATGCCGGATTCTTCAGCTTCTTCGCGAGTCTTAAACGATGGCACGTCTCCATGCTTTGTCGTCCAGTAGTCATAGGCAACGGCAGAATCCTGAACAATCTTTGAATCGATTCGTTCGACCTGCTGCATATTCTGCACTGTTGGTCGTTTATCAGATCCAAGTACCAGACCAACGCATCTTCCAATTGCCGAAGTCACTGTATCTTCAACAAACCATTTCTTCATTTGTACGTTGTAGGTGTTTACGTTGCCGAATGCATAATCTATGCCGGCTGGCTCATGATCATCGTAATGACGATACACACGGCATTCGACTAGGACGTAGCCTTTCTCCAGGTTGATGTCCATAATTGACGTGTGGATCTTGCCGTCTTTGTGTGTAGCCCAGAATCGCTGAATGCGTGCAGCTACATCTTCGTAGTTATCTAAGAAACTCACTTGGACACCGCCTGAGCTGATGCGTGACGGCCTACGGCTCGACCGCGTTGATAGCCTTCTTTGTGGCCTTCTTTATAGCCCATTGTGTAGCTCACAATCGCCCAGAGAATACAGGCCAGACACATAAACAGAAATAAACCGATTTCACCTGATGTCATTTTTTGCTCCCGTGGGAGCCTTGTCGAATGCTCCCAGATACAGAGTGACATCGATGGCCGACAATTTCAAGATTGACGTCGGCGTGTCTATTTCTTGATAGCAATCTCAAGCAATAGTTGATCTAAACGCGCCTCAATTCGAGAGACTTGATCCTTGAGACTGTTGCCACCATTCGGCTGAAACTCCCGCATGATCGACTTCACCATGAATCGCATTGACGAATAGATGGCAGTCAGCAGAGCAAGGACAAGCCCACCGACCGCCGTCCATTCGCCTACACTCACTTCTTGCTACCGAATGCCACGTCGTTCGGATTAGCCCATCGAGCTAATACTGGAATGATGCCAGCAACAAGCCCCATCGCTAAATCTTTTGGATTCGTGTTGCCTGTCATATAGACGGCTAACATTCCGGCCACTGAGCTTCTCGCCCATGATGCACCTAACGCCTTGAGATCTTTCATTTCTTCTTCTCCTTTGGCTTTGCCTTTTGGATTAGCTCAACCACTGGATATTCTCCTGCATAGGTTGTCAAACGAGCGCGAGCGAAACCAACAATCTCCTTGCCGATATAGCGTTGCTTAATCATCACCATTCCGCCGTTGCGTTGATCTCCAGTGCCGGAAGTATTTCCCTCGATGCAATAGACGCTTGTTGCGCCGACTTTGACCACAATTCCAATGTGACTGATTCTGTCAATGCCATCGTGTGGAAAGTCCATAAAGCATAGATCTCCAAGCTGCGGTTTATCATCAATCCAGCGTCCAAGCTCTTTCATCTTATGAGCTCCAGCAGCCGTTGAAACCATCGATGGAATCTTCACTCCGGCAGTGTGAAAGACCCAATTGCAGAACGAACCGCACCAGGGCAATCCGTCGGCCTTTGTAAACTTGCCGTACTTTGTCAGATTTTCGCCAGTCTCAATCGTGCCGACTTCAGCTAGTGCGACTTCAATGATCCGTGCAGCCGTGCCGTCCGGATACATCTGAATGACTTCTTTCACTTAAAGCCCAAGTGCTACTTTAAGATCTGCAACAGATAAACCGACGCTGGCTAATTTTTGCTCAACAGTAGGTTCAACAACAGGCAATGGATTAGCAATCGCTGCGTTAATTTCTTCAGAAGTCGGTTTCTTTTGCTTTGTATCTAACCAATCTAAACCTTCTAAAGTGTCGCCGGTTAAAGCCCACTCTGCATTAGGTCGAATATCTGCTAACGCTTTGACTATTTCTGAGTTATTCATCACGCACCGATTTCCATTAAGGTCAGAACGGAAGCTTCATTGTTAAGTTGAGCCTCAATTGAATTAGCGACGTCGTTACACATCTGTATTTTGTAAGTTGTTGCGCTTGTCGTTGCGGGTGAATCTAACCAAGTCAATGTTACTTCGCCACGCTCTGGGTTTGTTCCTGTATAAAGTTGAGCGTTATAAAGTTTGATTTGAGTTGCGCCTCTCATGATGCGTAAATTGACCGCGCCGCCTGCCGTAGAAACTCGGTGATTTCCATTATAAATGACAAAGATTTTGCTTGTCGCTGATGTCGGAGTAATTGTTGTACTCATACCCGTATCGACATAAGAAGTGCTGCTAGTTGCAAAGTTTGTGGCGTATGTATTATTTACGAGTTGCAATAATTTGCCACCGCCTGCTGGCGCAGACCATGTTGGCACTCCACCAGAAACAGTCAAGACATTGCCAGTCGAACCAATAGCTAAACGAGTGTTCGTATTAGCCGTTGCAGATGAATAAGCAAGATCGCCAAGTGTTGTGCCGGGTTGTAATGCTTTGAGCCGTGTATCTACGCCCTGCAACGCAACGTCAAAGTCGGCTGGAAGATCCGTAACCAAATCAGTCGCCGTGGGGAGAACAAAGCCATAGTTCGTAGTTGGGTTTGCCATAAGTGTTTCCTTTCGTTATGAGACTATTGTGGCATATTGCCACTCTAAAGTCGGCGACACGGTATTCCATTGCTCATTGATTGGCACGTCATTCCATCGCATGGCTTGCAGTGAATATGCAAGTGGAGACATGAGAAGAGTGATGTCTAACTGATTGTATGAGGCGCGGAAAGTCCAGCCCTCGACAAAGCCTTGAAAGGTTCCGGACGACATATTTGGCGGAAGGTCATTGAGTGCAATTGGCTGACCCATAAAGATGTTGATTAAGTCGTCACGATCGGCGTTGTCTAGCTCTGGATTGGTCAATGCGTAAGTAATGGAATCAAAGATTGGCTGCGGATAGGCTCTTAGTGCAAGATAGAAAGCCGCCTGATCTTCGGCATCGGCTTGATGCTTAATGGTCGTCGTAATTATTTGAGAAAGGTCGCCATAAATTGCTATTGATTCGGGATCTGTGTCGCTTATTTCGCTTCCTGAGCTAATCCCATAACTAATTGTGATGTCATTTCTGACATCTCCTGCCCTTGTCTTAATGGTAATGCCCTGCCCTAGAGCGTGATTGGCGGTGAGATCTGTGTAGCCATTAGCTGCAAGGTAGGTCGTCCGGTGTGTCGAATCTGCATAGGATATGAGCCCAGATGCCGATTCGTATAAATAACCTAATCCGCTAGTGGCGAGCGCAGCGACTAAGTCATAAATGATTGTGCGATTAGATGAGCGTTGCGCAAGCTCATAATTGCCCGGAGTATCAATCTCACCAAGACCATTATTTGTCACCGTTGCCCATGTCGTAGTTGGATCATAAGTAGTCCACTGAAGCGCGGCTGGAACTTGTTGCCATTGAGTCAATAACACTTCGCGCAGAATTGTTTCGATTTGATTGCCGTCAAAGTCCTGAGTCAAGACGCCATCTGTGAGAGCCTTTTGAAGCCTTGCAAGTGCTCCTAGAGCCGTAATGGTGACTTCTTGAGTGTAAGCCGTTGAACCTACCTGAGACACGCTTACAGAGATGTCCACGACTGATCCGCCAAAGATTGGCACATAGACCGCCGATGTGTCCTGCACTTCAATCGAGATGGTGTTGTTGATTTCATAAGGTATTGCAGCTTGACCAAAGACAATGAGATTGACTGAGCAATAGCCGGCTTGGGCTTGCTCATAGATATTCGTGCGCCCTGACGTAATTGTCAGATTTGCCAATACTGAATCGGTGACGTCAGTGCCATCAATTTTGACGCGCCAGACTGGAGCCCATTGTGTCATTAGATTGCCTGAAGTGCGGAGGCTCCGCCAGTGCCACGATAGAACGAATCATTGAGAGTCTTGACGATTGTGCGTGCCGTACCTTCGGGATCAATTGCGCCATTGACTGTGACATTGATTCGCGCAGCGTTTTGAGAATCCGTGAAACCGCCACCGCCCATAGCAGCTAGACGAGCCGCATTCTGTGAATCCGTAAAGCCTCCACCGGCTGCTGCGGCAACCTTAATTGCACCGGCTGCTGCTGAAGCAATGCCTCCGCCGCCGCCGCCGCCTCCTCCGCTAACGCTACCGCCGCCTCCCATAGAAGGAACGACAATTGATGGCACTGATGATCCACCGCCACGAATTGCACCTGGCGCACCTGTTGTAGCGAATGTAGGAGTTATACCAGCTTTTCTTGCTAACTCTGCACCTAACTCAGAACCGGACATGCCCCACTTACTCGGATCAGTCATCGCACCTAATAAACCTAAAGTGACTGAAGCAAACTTCACGACCTTGTCCAAAGCTGCGATGATTGTATTAAGCCAGCCAATCATCTTTCCTAATCCTGAGCTCTGACCTGTATTTGCTTCGCTATTAAAGACGCCGAACATTTTAGTCAATGACGTTGTAAGACCTTTTACTGTTTCTCCGAAACCAAATGCAGCCGTTTCAGTGCTAGTCATTCCGTCTTTAAGTTTTCCTTTGCCACTAAATCCTAAAGCGAAAGCATTAAATGCTGGAAGAACATTGTTGTTGATGTAGTCAATTAACGAAGTAACCATTGGCAATAAACCTGTGCCGATAGTTTCTTTGGCTTCATCGAAACTAACTTTCAAGATTGCAATTTTGCCTTGATAAGTTTCTGCATTCGCAGCAGCAGCTCCGCCAAAGAGATCTGTTAATTTTTGCTGGACGTCCGTGAATGTCATTGTTTTTAGCTCGGCCGCAGATAGTCCAATTCCTAATTTGCCTAAAGCTGCCGTATTGCCGTCGTAGGCTTTACCGATTGCATTCGCGACAGTCTCGAGCGGCTTACCAGTTGCCGTAGCGACATCAAGGGCAACAGTAAGAAGATCCTGCGCCTTGCTGATGTCTCCAGTTGAAATTGCTAATCGCTGCAACGCTGGACGTAGCTTGTCGTCTGCAACACCAGTCGCCAAAGACATTTTGAGAATGGAATCTTCGGTTGCTGCAATTTGCGCATTCGTTGCACCAGTGGCATTTACTAAAGCGTTGGCCAGTTTGTTTTGTGATGCTTCATCTTCGATTGCTGCCTTTACACCATCGACACCTAGCTTGATTGCATAAGCAGCCGCAGCAGCAGCAGCAACACCGAAAGCGACTGCGGCTTTCTTGCCAAAGTCTCCAACCTTGTCGGAGAATGTCTCGATTTCTGCCTGTGAACCTTTTATGCCTTTTTTAAGATCATCAAAGTCAGCATCGAAGGTAATCTTGACCTTTGGAATGCCTGCCATTATTTGAGCCCCAAATCGTTAATGATTCCTTTGACGATTGAAATATACTCCTGCGCAACGACTGGAGTGTAGAAGTCCACGCTTTTATTCAACCAATATCCTTCGCGATTATATGGAACCTTAAATCGGTTAGTGTATTTGCGACCTGCTCTATCAAGCCCTGGACGCGATCCATATTCTGAGCCCCAAAGTAATGCGCCGGCTGGAGCTTGAGTGCGTCCAACCTTTGCGCCTTTGCCGCTTTTACTTGGCCGTCCACCATAGGCGCGACCGACTTTCTTTGCACCACCAATATCAACGCGAATCAATCGATCGCGTGGAGTGGCAATCGATTGCAAGACAAGCTTTGTCTGTGGAGTAGGTGAGCCATGTCCGAACATCATAATCTGACCGGCTAGTCGCTTGGATAGCGGTTGAGCTGCATCTCTAACGCGACTTTGAGATTCTTTGTCTAAGAGATTAAGTGTTGAAATCAGATTCTTTAGCTCATAAGGCTCGACTTCAATGCGAAAGGTTCCTTGCCCTTTCGTCGCCTTAAATGCCATTCTGTTTCTCCAATATCTCGAAAGCCGTGTAAATCTGCTCCGCCGTCGTCCATTCGCTCATCGGGATTCCCGTCGCTATTGCTACTTCGACGAGTATGCGATTTACGCTTCCGGCGGCGTAACTTTTGGGAGAACGTCACCGACTGTCACATCGGCGACTGTTTCACACCAGATTTCATAGCCTTTAATTGGCTTGCCACCGGCTTCACGCTTCATCGCATTCCACGCAAGGAAGAGAAGATCAGAGATTCCAATCTTCTCCTGCGCCTGCGAAATTGTGTTGCCTGTCTTTTGTTCCCACTTAGCCCACTCTGGCGGTTGTGCCGTATATGTGCCTGACTCGCCGGACATGTATTCGATTGTGATTGGTAGTCTCATTATTTGCTCCCGTTTCTCTTTCGATTAGCTGATTGTTATGACTGGTGTTGATGCGCAAAGCATTGACCAAGAATCCGTCTGTGCATCTGGAGCAGAGCCGCCAGCAGTTGGAGCTACTGGGAAAGCAGTGCCAGCGAATGACGCGCCAGTTGCAGTAAGCAGAGTGAATGCAAGTGCAGTGTTAGGAGCAGAAGTAAACGCAGTCCACATCGCTTCAAAGAGTGATGATGTTGCGCCCCAGTCTGCAAGAAGCTCAATGTTAAGTGTCCATTGATCATCAATGTGCTTATAGGCTTTTCCATCGAGTGTCTGATAAGTCGTAATGACTGGTGCATTGACTAAAGTGACGGCAGTTGTCTGCGCGTCGTAATTAACGGTGGCAAGCGTGAATACTATGTCGCGACCGGTGACTATTGTTGTTGGCATTTCTTTGTCTCCTTAGATAGTTTCTTGAGTGTAGTAAGTGCTGACCGCGAGATCCGCCACTAGTAGATTAGATGCTCCCACTGATTGGATTGTCGGTTGTTGAACATCTCCGACAACGTATCCAGTTGGCATCGCTTGCATGATGCTTATGACTAACTGTTCAAGATTATCTAGTGCTCCGGCGTTGTTGTTATATGCAACGGCTGCACTGACAACCAAATTGACTTTCACGCGTACCGTACTTTTACCGATTGTCGTCGTCTCTAAATAAGGCGCATCGGGAACGATAACGCAAGCTGGTGGAATGACTGCCTCTGGCACGGTCGAATAAACTGATGCAGCTACTGATCCAAGTGCAGTGGCAAGTGTGCCTCGGATATTGGTCGCGATTGACGTTGGAGTAGGCATTTACATGGCCATCGTTGAGACATCAACGTAATTACCAAGAAGGCCAATGACGCGATTTTGAAGTGATCTTCCCATGCGAAATGGCGACGGAGCGAAATCTACGCCTTCAATCTGACCACCGGGTGCGACCACGCTCTGGAAGATTTCGACGCTGACGATGGTGACCGCCTGTTCGACTGCATCGGTATTTGCATAGAGCGTGGCCGCGTCTGCCCCAGATAGGTAAGCAACTCCGCCAGGAATTACTGGACGGAAATCAATGTCTGCATTAGTGACCGCGCATGTGAAGTAGAAATATGGAGCCGGATATGCGAAAGGTAAATATGGGAATGGATCATAATAATTTGATGTGACTGTCTTTGTTCCGTTAAATGTTGATGGAACGCAACCTGTAATCACGACACTTTGACCAGCGACAAATGTGTTCGGCTTTTGTGTTATGTAATAGGCGACATTATTTTGGAGATATACGGCTGCGACTGAGTTTTGATTGGCAGTCAATAGCGGCAGAATTACCTGTTCAGCAGAATCGATAATGCTTTCAAGATAATCGTTTGAATAAAGAGAAACAGAGACGCCAAGAACCTGTCTAAGACTGGCGACGGTAATGATTGCTGGCATCTCTGTTTCCTTTCGTGAGCTGCTGGGCTAGATACGGGAGCGCACCTAGCCCATGATTGATTAGGTTAGGTTGAAGCGACGTAGGCCACCTGCGAAGGTCGCTTGCGCTGCGATGTAACCGTAGAGCATGATCTCAATTTCTCCAGTAGTTGGCACATTAGTGGCCAGCGTTAGAGCTGGAGATTCAAAGATTTCGATTGAACGTGGCTCGATGATGAATGCTGATTCATCGATTGATGTGTTTACCATGTTGGCGTCCACATAATAATCGAGGCCAAGAACGTTTCCGCGAATCGATGTTGGATTAGCAGTGCCGCCAGCGTTCATTGTAGTTGGCTGAGCGTTGTAGATTGGCCGTCCAGTTGTATCAGTCGCGCCGAGCAAAGTTGCCCAGATTGAAGTACCTGAAACGAATGATGTTGCAGTGCGCTTTGTTGCACTGTAAACGGCTGGTGATTCTGTTGATACGAATGAAATCAATCCGGCTGAATCAGCAGCAGTTGCAGTTGCCTGTGTTCCACCAGCAGTGATTTGAGCAATTACATAAGCATCAGTTGCCTGAGCATACGCATCGCGAAGATTTTGAAGCATAATTTCATAGAATGATGGATCTGAACGATCTAGCAATTCTACTGAGTAGCGCTGGAATCCAGCCTTCTTTATTACTGTCGCATTGACGTAAGCTGAAGTGATTGCAGTTGTTCCTGTTGGATCTCCGCCTTCTGCCACTGTTGCAGCAGTTGAGTTGGCAGTGATCTTAGGAATCGACACTGTCATTCCGTATGTGCTCAATGGACGTGTTCCACCGCATGCGTCAATAACTGGTCGCATAGCGTTTGTATTTGTTGCAACGTCGCGAACATAAGAAACTGGGCTGAACGCTGGATTTGTTGTGAATGAATCATCTGCTGCCTTGATGTATTGGCGAGAATCTTCGTTGCCTAGCGTGGCCTTGATTGAGTGTTCTAAATATGATCCACCAGAAATTACTGGTGAACGTGGTGACGTGAAATAGAGCGGACGAGCTGCCTCGGCCTGTACGACTTTGGAAGCCTCAACCGTTTCGGCTGGTGCTTCTGTGACGGTTGGAGTTGTTTCCACTTCGTTTTCTCCTTCGGTAGTTTGTTCTTCTGTTTCCACGACGGATTCAGAATCTTCTTGCTCACTAGCTGCGACTGCGACCTTCGCTGATGCGATGGCCGGATCTGTGACCAGTGAGACTTCTTTGAGCGCGCTTGCGCTAATAACTAAGACGCCATCGACGTTCTTATACTTTTCAGCTAGTACGCCCACACTGAAGCCGTCGCGTAATCCGGAAGATGCCTCGACCAGACTGTCGTTGCCTGCGGTCGTATTTCCGATAGCGAAGGTCGCATCGATTCCATCATCGGTGACTTTGTAGCTCTTCAAGAATCCGATTGGAGATTCACGGCGATGCTCAAGTAGCAATTTAGTCGTATCGCTGAAAGTAATGGAGCCAGGCTTAAACATTGTCGAGCCGGCTGATGTGGAGCCCTCTTCGTTCCAGGTAACAATGCGTCCAGAGATTTCGCGCTTTGGAAAGTCCGTTGCCGTGACTTTGATTGAGAAATCTAGATTCATCGGAGTTAGCTTTATTTCTTTCATCGGATCATTTCCTCTTCTAGTCGGATTTCATCGGAAGTAAGAGCTCCGATGTCGTAGAGAATCTTGTAAACGTCTGCGCGCTCTTTCGCTGATCCACGCAAGTAATCATCTAAATCAAACTTAACTTCTTGCGATGCTGGAACGAAATCATTGGCCAAGCCAGTCATTGAAAGACGCTCTTCAATCGCAGTCATAATCGGACGAAGTGAGAAGTCCAGCAAAGATTGACGCGCAAGTTGTGCGTTGGAATAAGTCATACTTGAGCCAGATTCTGCATCGACGTAATACGCCGGAATGCCTGTTGCTCTGGCTAATTCTGTTGCAACGTAAGATCTAGCTTGATTGAGTTGCAGCTTCTCTGGGTCGAATCCAAGTGTCTGCAATTCCACATCGGCATTCAAGAATGCAGTTGAACGATTGCGACGTGATTGCCCCCAAGATTCAAGTAGCTTAGCGATGCGATCTGCTGGAAGTGCAGTGCCGTTAGATTTCAAGACCATTGTTGGAACTGGCTCGCGTGCGTACATTGTCGCAGCGCGTTCTAACTCTGCACCAGCTTTAATTGTGCGACCAGCTCTGTTTAGAATGCCCTCATCGACTCCGTAAAAGACTGCAAGACTTCCAACGCCATCGTATGGCACTGGAATTGAATCTACGCAGTAATAATCAATCTCTGTTCCCATCGCATTTGTTTTGATTGTGACGCGCGTTGGATCAATGCGTTCTGCACTACGAATGCGATACGTGTCTGCATAAAGCTCAAGAATGCGCATATACCCGTAGCCATATAGCAGCAAATCTTCTGCAAGCCAGGCATACGTTGCAAATCCGGGAACGCGTGGATCCGGTTGATTGATTACCTTTGGAACAAGCTCTACACGCGCACCATCTGCCTTTGTGCGAACCCGAAGCGGAATTGATGCGACACTGGACGAAATAATGTTTCGTGCTCTGGCGCATGTAGGTACAGACATAAACTCGACGCGCGATGCAGTAATTCCAGCAACGCCGTAGATATTGTAAAGAGAGCTAGTGACATTTACTGGAGCCAAAGACGCTTCAATGTCGGAAGTCGCAGCCGGAGCCGCAGTCGTGATTGTGCGAGAGAATAGACCCATGTGCGGAAGTCTAAGCCTCTCCTTTACATCTAACCGACCAGAATGTCTATCTCTGTCTCTGGGCGTGTCGCATAGAATGTAGCGAGCGCAGTGGCAACGCTGGCGCATACTGTCGTCTGGGAAGCTCTGCGCCCAATTACCCAGCCGCCATCGCCATGAGGCAATCTAACTGCTGAGAGCATTTGTTTTGTCAGCTCTTCGTTGCCAGCGTGACGCAATCGATTTGACGTGATGGCCGAAAGTAATTGATCGCATGCGGTTGCGTAATTGTGGCCATCAAAGTCCATAATTGGAATACCGGCTGGAACTAAGCGACCAGCAACCGCCGTGGCCGTTCTTTTTGAGTACGCAATAACTTCGACTGGATACTTGCGGAAATGCTCCGCAATTTGATTGGCCATCTCTAGGTCATTAAGTGAAACTGAGTTTTCCCATGTTCGCAGCAGCTTTACGACGAACTTGTCGTCGCCGATGCGTTGGGCGGCCACCAATGCGGCTGCTCTACGATCTGGCGACAAATCAAGGCCGAACCAAGTCGTCTTTTCCACATCTAGCTCTACGCGGGCATCTTCACACTCTTTCCATGAAATCGCCGGAATGACTGCGTCTTTCTGATGAATCCAGCGACACAACACTTCCTGCTGGACAACGTGGGGCGGGTCATTGAGAACGGCGCGGATATTATCTTCATGCACTGTGTGGCCAAGTGCCGGATTACTTGCAATCCAATTTTTTTCGTCTGTGATGTCGTCGGTGTATCCAGACCATTCCAGATAGACAATTGAATCTGTACCGCCGACGGCAGCAGCCATTCCGCGCTCGCGTAGCTGATTGAGTACGACTGACTCCTGATCACCGGCCGTCGAGAACGTCCAGACTTGCGGATTGCGTGATGCCATCATGGTATATCGCAAAGAGGCGAAACCATCGAGATCCTTCATCTCTGAAAGCTCGTCCATGTAGACAACTTCCGGCCGGCTGATTCCACGTGCCGCGTTATTGCTGGCGCGCACCATGTAACGATTGCCGGTGATTGTGACAATTTCTTCGGATCCGTGAGCCCATCGGATTACTTGCACCTGTTTCTTGAGGAAATCATTTGTCTCGATAATCTTGACAATCTGGCGAAACAACTCCAGAGCCGTCGATAGTCGGTGAGCTGATGAAATCTGCAACGGCTCATTCCAAAGAAAGAGTCCGGCCAGTGCGCGGATTAATAAGAGCGTGGACTTACCTTGTTGTCGAGCCGCCACGATGCAGATTTCAGAAGCTGCCCATCTCTGATCATCTTTGATTTTGTGGGCGTGATGTATAACAAATCGTTGCCATGGCATCAAGTCGATACCGCAAGACTCTGCGAATGCAATTAGCTCGTCGCCCTTGGACGGCAAATCGTTGAGGCGTGAATGGATTCTGGGCGTAGGAGAGCCGATTAGAGACTTCGGCGTAAGAATTGCCGTGTCCAATCTCGGTTCATCTCTGTTCGCCTCTGG